TCGGTGCGAGATATTCCCAAAGCAAGAACAGATTCTTGTCGAAAGGGGGGATGTTGGTAACTTTATTAATCTTCCGTATTTTGATTCAGAACAAACTCTCCGCTATGCGATCCTCAAAAGAGGAGGAGATTATGTTGAGGCATCGTTATCGGAGTTCATTGAAGAGATACAAAAAGTAAAAGCCGTACCAAAGGATTTTTTAAAGCTTCCTATAGGTGGACCTGTTGAACTTTTACCTAATTATATACCTTGCTTGAGAACCAAGTTAGCTATTGGTGTGTTTGAAGGAGAAAGAAATAGGACGGCTTTTCAGTTAGGAGTTTTCCTACAACGGCTTGATCCTGGTAATTGGAAAATTAAGTTTGAAGAACATAACATGAGTGACTTTCATCCTCCTTTATCAGCCTCCGAAGTCGTAGCAATACAGAATACATTAGAGAAAAAAGAATATCAGTATCTTTGTAAAGAAGAACCTATGGCTTCTCACTGTAACCAAGGTGTTTGTAGATCTATGAAACTTGGAATTGGTGCTACGTCAATGCCGGTAATTAGTGGGTTGTCTGTTATTTTATCTGAGCCTCGACTTTGGTTTGTGGATATTGGTGGACAAAGAATAGAGATAACAACTGAAGAACTACAAGCCCCTCGTTTATTTCAACGTGCTTGTATGGAACAACTGAAGATGATGCCTCCTAAATTAAAAGATTCTGATTGGGAAACAACAGTAAATAGTCTTATGGAAAAATGTAATGAGATACAAGTTCCGGAAGAGTTAACGTATAAAGGACAATTCTTTTCTATCCTTGAAGCTTATTGTACCGGAAGAATACAAGCCCAAACTTTTGAAGAAGTTATGTTAGGTAAACCATACACGGATACGGAAGAACAAAAAACTTTTTTTAGATTAGAGTCTTTGATGGAGTTTATGAGACAAAAGAAGTTTGATAGTTACACAAGAGCTCAAGTCCAAGAAAGAATTAAAGAAACAAATAATGGAGATAGTTCTTCTATTAGAAACTTTAGAACATCTTCGGGTACTTGGAAAAGTGTTAGGGTGTGGTCTATTCCAGAGTTTTCCTCAGAAGTTGAGGTAGGTAATATAGTTGTAGAGTCTGAAGAGGTGCCGTTTTGAACAAAGAAACAGTAATATTCGGACCACCAGGAACCGGAAAAACAACAACTTTAATTAACATTATTAAAGACAATATAAAAAAAGGTATGGATCCAACTAAGATAGCTTTTATGTCCTTTAGTCGTAAGGCAGCAACAGAAGCTAGAGATAGAGCGGTGTCAGAACTACAACTTGATGTAAATCAAATGATCTATTTTAGGACTTTACATTCATTAGCTTTTAGTTGGTTGGGTTTAGATAGTAGAAGAGTCTTTAAAGGATCAGATTATCATGAACTTGGTAGACTTGTTGGCTTAGAGTTTAGAAGCAATCCTACTGTTAGCATAGAAGAAGGACCTCTATTTCAAATAGGAGCAGGAGGAGATAAGTATTTATCTTTAATACAAATGGCTCGTGTTAGAGAAGTAAGCACTAATCAACAATTCAATGATTCTTGGGATAACACATTACATTGGCAACAGTTAAAAGTGTTGGACAAGGCTTATAGAGATTATAAAAAAGCCAAGAACAAATTAGACTTTGTTGATATGATTGAACAGTTTAATATACAAGGAACTTGTCCTACATTTGATCTGTTAATAATTGATGAAGCACAAGATTTAGCACCTCTGCAATGGAGAATGGTTAAGGAGGTTTTAGTTCCTCATTCTAAAAAGGTTTACTACGCAGGAGATGACGATCAAGCCATCTACACTTGGATGGGTGTTAATGTAAATAGCTTTTTAGAAGCCTCTGAAGATAAGATATTTCTAGAAAAATCCTACCGTGTACCGAGTGTCGTGCATAATTTAACACAAAGTCTTATAAAGAAAGTTACAACCAGACAAAAAAAAGAATGGCAACCCACAAAAAAAGATGGATCTATTACATGGCATAGAGATATACTAGACGTAGACTTAACTGATGGCGAATGGTTGATCCTTGCTAGAACTAATTATATTACAAATAAAGTATGCGTCCGTCTTAAAGAAGAAGGTTATCTCTATTGGAGAGAAGGTATTGGTTGGTCTATTTCCCCGAATGTGCTTAATGGAATAGAGGTGTGGATAAAATTATGCAAAAACCAAAGCTTGTATACAGCAGATCTGAAGACTTTTGCGAAATTATTGAACCCCAATATTATCACGAAGTCTGGCAGAAAAACCCTATCTTCCTTAGATCCCGAACATCCTTATACTCTTCAAGAACTCATAGAGAAGTGCAGTTTGAACGTATCTCACGAAACTCCGTGGCAGAAAGTATTGAAAGTATCGGAGCAGGAAACTGCGTATATAACGTCAGTGAGGAGGAGAGGCGAGAGAATTCTGACGGGAACTCCGAGGATCCGGATATCGACCATTCATAAAGCCAAGGGTGGTGAAGCCGATAACGTAGCACTTTTACTTGACTCAACTAAAGCTTGCGTAGAAAGTCTTGACCAAGATTCTGAGACTAGAACTTTCTATGTCGGAGCAACTCGTGCTAAACAATCATTACACATAATAGAATCAACATCACAGTATAGGTTTAACATATGACAATATCAAATGAGCTAAAAGATAATATGAAACAAATAAAGCAGTTTGCTAAAAAAGATAGAGCATTCTTTTTAAAAGAAGCGGAAGGTTTAATTAATGGACCGAGAGCCAAGGAGTATGGACCAGCTAAAAAGAATCATAAAAGAATAGCTGATATATGGACTATACTTTTAGATAAAAAACTAAAAGAGCCAATCACTCCAGAAGAAGTTGTGGCTTGTATGATAGGTGTCAAGGTAGCAAGACTTGCTGAAGACATTAATAAAGACGATTCTTGGACAGACGTTATAGGTTATGCAGCTTTAGGTGGAGAAATTATAAATGACAAGTCGTGATCAATACCATTTTTTAGACCAGGATATAAAAGATATTTCTTGGGGCAATGTAGATTCTGATTGGACTCCACCCCAAACCCTTCCTGATTTATCACAACACAACACTGTGTCTATTGACTTAGAAACAAAAGATTCTAATCTTTTGACTCTTGGTCCTGGTTGGACAAGAAAAGATGGTTATGTTATTGGAGTGGCAGTAGCAGCAGGAGATAGTGCTTGGTATTTCCCAATTGCACATAAATCTGGAAACATGTCTAAGAATGCCGTGTATAAATGGCTACAGAAATTATGTGATGATGAGAAGATAACGAAAGTATTTCATAATGCTTTGTATGACTTGGGTTGGTTAAGAGCCGAAGGAATAGAAGTTAAGGGTAAGATTATAGACACTATGATTGCTGCTCCTTTATTAGATGAAAATAGAAAGTGGTATAATCTAAACTCTCTTGCTCGTGATTACTTGGGAGAATTTAAAGATGAGAAGCTATTAAAATCAGCAGCCGAAGAATTTGGAGTTGATCCTAAGTCTGGTATGTGGCAGTTACCTCCTAGATATGTAGGTAAGTATGCCGAGCAAGATGCTTTAATTACTTTAAAGCTTTGGGATAATTTAAGTAAGAAAATAACTCAACAAGAATGCTCAAGTATCTTTGAATTAGAAATTGATTTGCTTCCGGTGTTGTTTGAAATGAAAACAAAAGGTGTTCGTGTTGATGTAGAAAAAGCACATCAAACAAAAAAAGATTTAACTAAGATAGAAAAGTTACTTATACAAGAGATAGTCAAGGAAACTGGAATCACGGTTGAACCTTGGGTCGCCACATCGGTAGCAAAGGTCTTTGATGCTGTGAGTCTTCCGTATTCTCGCACAGAAAAGTCCGGGGCACCCATGTTTACAAAACAATTTCTTACAAATTGTAGTCATCCAATTGCACAAAAGATTGTAAAAATTAGAGAGATAAACAAAGCCAATACGACATTTGTTGATACTATTCTCGAGCATTCTCATAATGGTAGAATTCATTGCGACTTTCATTCCCTTCGTTCTGATGGTGGAGGTACTGTAACAGGTCGCTTTAGTTCAAGCAACCCCAATTTGCAGCAGATCCCTGCACGAGATCCTGAGATTAAGAAATTGATTCGTGGACTGTTTATCCCGGAGGAGGGCCACAAATGGGGTTCCTTTGATTATGCATCACAAGAACCAAGATGGTTAGTCCATTATTGTGCCACCTTGACAGGTGTAGATAAGCACCCTCAGATAGATGACGTTGTTAAAATGTATCATGAAGGTAATGCTGACTTTCATCAAATGGTTGCAGATATGGCAAACATTCCTAGAAAACAAGCCAAGACTGTGAACTTAGGTCTTATGTATGGAATGGGTAAAGCTAAACTTGCTAACGTAATGGATATAGATATAGAAGAAGCTTCTCGTCTGTTATCAACGTATAATGAAAAAGTTCCTTTTCTTAAATCATTGTCTGATAAAGCCATGGATCGTGCAGCGAGTACCGGTGTTATTAGAACGTGGTTAGGACGTAAATGTAGATTTGATATGTATGAGCCGGTGTCATATGGATTTAATAGAGCATTGCCAATGGAAGAAGCTATTAAGGAATATGGAAGCAAAGGTAGAATAAGACGAGCTTACACATACAAAGCATTGAATCGATTGATTCAAGGATCATCTGCCGACCAAACCAAGAAAGCTATGGTTGAATGTTATAAGGTAGGACTGTGTCCTACACTAACAGTGCATGATGAATTGTGCTTCAGCATCAATAGCCAAGAACAAGCCGACAAGATTGTAGAAATCATGACGACTTGTATTCCAGACTTAAAGATACCTTTTGAAGTTGATACTGCTCTTTGTGACAATTGGGGCGAAGTAGACTAGTAGGTAGACTTTACATACAAATCATGTAGATCTGACATAGGGTCTTCTATAGGTTTTTCATTTTTAAAAATTTCGTATGCATGTGATCTAATATTTGATCTATGAATACCTATGTCTTTTAATGTTGCATCATCCAAGCTATGTAAAGCTGTAATTGTTCTTCCTATCTTAAAATTGTAAAACCACTTCGATAACATTTCTATTCCTTTTTTCTTTGTTAATGCTTAACTCTGCATTTTATTTATACATTCTTTCTTTAAAATAAAAAACTAGGCAAAAATGAAACATATAAGTGTCAAAAGAGCATGAATTAATGCTAGGGTATCTATCTTAAATGTACAAAAGAAAAGACTATTTTAGGTAACAATCATACCAAAGCCTTATGTTTCAACGATTCTGAGGCATCTGAGAGCCTCGTTTTTTCACTGAATTCATGATTTCTCTACGTTTTAGGATAGATAGCTTAGACCACATAGATATTTCATCTAAAGTCCTAAAACATCCAATGCATATATTATTTTCTATTTTGCACACGTTTAGGCACGGGCTTACAATAGACTGTAATCTTTTTGGTCTTGGCATTGGGGTATGGAATCTCTGGTTGGT